TATTATGCAACGGGTAGGTATGGCGTTTACTGAGTTAGACAAGCTACCTGATTACTACCAGTACTTGCTTTACGTAGCGGTCACGGCCAGCTTTGGTATACGTGGTGCTGACAAGCTGATGAACATGAAGGGTAAGTAGAATGGCAGAAGAGTTTGATCCAAACGATAACCCCTTTATACCACCAGATAAGTATGGTCCGGGTTCTGTTACGTGGATTAGCATTGTAGATTCTTACATTAACGGTGGACCTGCTCCTCCGGGCATGACCTTAGCTCAAATTAAGGCATTAAATGCGGCAATTCGTAAAGAAATCCGTGAACCTAAACAACTATGCAACGCTTCTGGAGGTTTTGTTACCCAAGCTGGTAATGCTTGTTTATTTGGAGACGAAGCTACAACTAAAGCAAATGAAATACTAAACAACCCTGACGCACCTCAAGGAATTAAAGATAAAGCTCAAAGGTGGTTAGACGCAAACCCAACAGAAGAAACAGACACTGGTGAAACAACGGACACAGAAGAGCAAGACCCTAACCTTAAGGAGCTTATTGAAAAGTACGGCGAGGATGTTGTTGGAGAGCTACAAAACAAGTACGAAGAACTAAAAGATTTTGTAGGGACTATTCCAGAAGATCCTGTCGGTGCCGTTAAAAAGATGGCAGACATTTTTATTGAAGGGGCTGCAGGAATACCCCCTGATTGTGTAAACGTACCGGGAGGTCCTACTACAGGTCCGTGGCTTAGAGACTGTGTTACCGTTGGTGTACTTATAGATATTGGTTTTCCCGGTTTGCCTTCAGGCATGGGTGGTATCTTTAAAGGTGCAACTATAGGAGAAATACAAGACGGCCTAGCAAAAATTGGAAGAAAGTTTGAAGACATTCTTGATGGTAACCCTACTTGTGGAAAAGACGGCGACCAAGAGTGTACTCCAGAGCAAATCCTAAAAGACTTGGGCGATTGGGTTGTTGGAAGCGTTGGAGATATATTTAAAGACGACGAAACGGGTCATGTAACTGTTGGTAGTGTTTTAGGAACACTAGGTGGGGTTTTTGGTTCCGTTCTAGGCGGTGTTATTTACGGTCAATTTAAAGACAAAATTAATAATGAAATAGAAAACGTTATAGGCGTTCCTGTTATACCGTTTGCTCCTTTAGACGAGTGTGAAAAAAACGGACAAACAACCGTAGAAACTTCAGCCGGATCTGGACAATTTGAATGTGGTCCTTGTAAACAAGAAGGGTTTACGCCAACAGGACCAAATGGTGAATGTGTTGATCCCAATATTGTAGATACGCCGACAGAGGGACAAAGCGAAGAAGAATGTAATCAATTAGGCAGAACACACGTACCAGATGCTTCTAATGAAACAAAGGGTTCTTGTGGTGGGTGTAAAGACGACATTAACACTATTCCTGATGATCCTGATAACCCTGATTACTCTTGTGTACCTTTTGACGATCCTAACCCACAAGAAGGCGATCCTTGTAACACTGGAGCGCCCTTAAACGCTGAAGGAACAATAGGCCCTGCGCCTGACTTTGATTGTGTTCCAAATGAGGGAGCATCTTGTAACGATCCCAACACAGGTGCATCTGGTGCTATAAAAGACGGGCTATGTGACAGCACCACTACAGGAACAAAATGTGAAGACGAGTTTTCTACTAACTACGGACAAGACGGAGATTGTGGCCCAGACTGCGTAAGCGGTTACAGCATTAAAGAGGGCGACACTGTTTGTAGCTCAGACGGAACAACAGGGACTAACTGTGATCCTATAACTTCAGATAATGCAGACGAGTGCGGAAAGACTGACTGTGGCGATGGCGTGTTCGTTGACAAAGGTAAGCAGTGTCCCGGCGGTACGGGTTGTCCCGAAGGACAAAAAAAGTTTGACGGTGAAAACTGTGAAGATGTTTGCCCCTATGACCCAAGTATACCCGCAAGTGCTTCCGCTTGTCAATCTACTGGCGGTTGTCCAGCCAAAGGAACTGTAATAGAGTCAGGCTGTGATGGAACCACTTTCTTCATGCGTTTTGCAGATGGTGAGTGTGGCGAAATCTATGACTCTGTTCCGGGTTACTCTGGTTGTGGTGGAGGTGGATATACTTGTGATGACCCTAATGCCACTGTAAGAGAAGACGGTAGCTGTGGCCCATGTAAAGCAGGGTACGTATTTGATGGTTCTGTAGAGCGGTGTGTTCAAGAATCTACAAATCCTTGTAGTGATCCTGCTTATGCGGCTGCTAATCCAGACGAGTGTGGTACAACTCCTCCTCCTCCAGAAACACCAAGCGGAGGCGGCAATCGAGGCGGCTCTGCCGGCGGTATGTTTTCCGTAGACGCTGATTTTCAGTTAACGGGTGATCCACAACTTTTGGCTAAAATGCAGTTCCCTATTGAAAACTTTTTACAGCAATATGTAGCAGGGATGGATAATCAAAACACTAGCATAACTAGCTTGTTTGAGGACTTAGTATGACATATTTAGACATAGTAAACAGCGTACTGAGGCGTCTCAGAGAAGACACAGTAACAACCGTTAGTGCTAACACGTACAGTGCTATGGTTGGTGACTTTATTAATGACGCAAAACAACTCGTGGAGAACGCTTGGGATTGGTCTAATCTTAGGTCTACCTTGACGATTACTACGGCTGCTGACGACTACACTTACTCACTGACGGGCTACCAAGACCAAGGCAAGATCCTGAACATTGTCAACGACACGTCTAACATCGTCATGGAGTACCGACCGCAGACTTGGTTTGACGATAAGTTTTTAGTCAACACTCCTGTCTCTGGTGAACCTCAGTACTACACCTTTAGCGGCATCGACGGCTCTGGTGACGCACAGATTGACGTGTACCCTAAGCCTGACGGTGTGTACTCACTAAAGGTCAAAAGTGTCGTCAGGAACGTAGCGTTGAGTGCTGACAGCGACACACTAGCTATCCCTAGTCAGCCTGTAATACACATGGCAGTAGCTTTGCTGGCTCGTGAACGTGGCGAGACAGGCGGTACATCAACACCAGAGTACTTTGCTATTGCTGACAAGTACCTGTCTGACGCTATTGCTCTGGATGCCCAGAAGCACCCTGAAGAAACCGTTTGGTTTACACCGTAGGAGATTCTAGATGGCCCAGCCACTACAGAGTATTAACTTAGTTGCTCCTGCTTTCAAGGGAATCAACACAGAAGATTCTCCGCTCGCACAGGATACGTCTTTTGCGGAGATTGCAGACAACGCTATCATCGACAGGCGTGGTCGTTTGGCTTCACGCAAAGGTAACGCTGTTGTCACGACAGACAAGACAGAGTTAGGTACTGACTACCTCTCTAACATCCACGAGTTCTACGACAGTGCTGGCAACGAGGTAATCTTCAGTACTGGTAACAACAAGATTATGACAGGTACGACTACACTGGTTGACGCAACTCCGGGGTCGTACACGATTACAGACAACGATTGGAAGATATTTAACTTCAACGATCATGCTTACTTCTTCCAACGTGGTTACGAGCCTCTCGTGTACAGCAACAGTCTTGGTGCAGTAACTGAAATGTCTAGCGTTGCTGGTGCGTCAGTTACGTCTTCACAGTACTCTCACGAGGCTATTGGTGCTTACGGACGAGTATGGTGCGTAGGTAACGCCAGTGACGACAACACGATCTACTGGTCTGACTTACTGATAGGACATGATTTCTCTGGTGGGTCTAGCGGTTCTATCGACGTATCTAAGGCGTGGCCTAACGGATTTGACAAGGTTGTAGCTATTGCTGCACACAACGGACTGCTTGTGGTGTTTGGTGAAAACAACACGTTGATCTACGCTGGTGCAGAGAGTCCTGCAACAATGGCTATACAGGACACTATTCCGGGCGTTGGCTGTGTAGACAGAAAGAGTGTACAGAACATAGGAACAGACTTGTTGTTCTTGACACAGACAGGTCTTAGGAGTTTGGGACGATCTATTCAAGAGAAGTCCTTACCTATTACCGACTTGAGCAGAAACATCAAGCAGGAACTAATTGCTAACACGCTGGGTAAAACAGAACCAGTGAGTACAGTGTACAGTCCTGAGAACTACTTCTATCTTCTGTGCTTTCCTGACCTCAACCTCGTGTACTGCTTTGATGTACGAGGCACACTGGATAACGGTGCGTACAGAGTAACACGATGGCCTAGTGTGGACTTTAAATGTTTCCACAGGGACAGAAACGGCGACATATACATAGGCACAACAGCGGGTGTAGGAACTTACGATAACTACTTTGACAACGGTAGTGTCTATCGTTTCCGTTACTACAGCCCCGGCTTGAGCTTTGGCGATCCGTCTAAGATTAAGATGTTGAAGAAGATTAGACCTACAATCATTGGTGGCAACAACGCAGACATATTTCTCAAGTGGTCTTACGACTTTTCAACAGCAACCAGCACTAGCACGTTTAGAACCAGTAGTGCTATTCCGGGTTTTTATGGACAATCTGAATATAACGAAGCTGAGTATTCTGAAGAATCAATAACAATTAGCAGGTCTTCTATTAATACTACTGGTTACGGGTCTGTCATAACTGTTGGTCTTGAGACAGACATCAACGGCTATGCTTTGTCCATACAGGAAATGAATGTACTAGCACTGATAGGTAAAACGCTATGATGACGAATTACAATAAAAACAGAGGTACTTACTAATGGGCTTTTTAAGCGATATTGTTGAAGGGCTTGTTCCCAGTACTATTGAGGATATTTTTAAAGAAGATATTCCTGCATTACCTGTTCCTGATATTTCATTTCAACCGTTTACGGTCACAGGTCCTACAGGAAGTATTACAGGCGGTCCTACGGGAACATCTTACACTCTCGGCGGCACAGGTCAGCAACTACAGAGTGCTTTGGAATCTGCGGCACTCTCTAGAATAGGCGCTGCTCCTGCTGCTGGTGCTGGACTAGGAGCCGCTGGTCAACAGTTGTTGGGCATGGGTCAACAGCAGTTAGGTGTTTCTCCGTTTGGCCTCGCTGGTCAACAAGCGGCGGCACAACAGGCATTTGGACTCGGTGGTCAATTTATGGGCCAAGCCGGTATGCCTATGGGTGCTAGAGAACAAGAGGTGTACGACCGTATCAGGGCTACACAACTTG